GAATATGTTGAGCAACACATAGCGGAACACCAGACCTCCGCTATTGCTGGTTTTTCTACTACAATGAAAACTCGCCCTCTTATAGTTGCGAAATTAGAGGAGTTTATAAGAAATAAACTAATTAAGGTATATTCTTCACGAACAGTGAATGAATTTAAGACGTTTATTTGGAGGAACGGAAGGCCCCAGGCAATGAAGAGTTATAATGATGATTTAATCATGGCTTTGGCGATTGCTTGCTGGGTTAGAGACACAGCTATTCAAACAAATGCTCGCGACTTAAATTATCAAAAGGCTTTTGTTGACGCAATCTACACGGTTAAAACTACTATGAATACACAAATAAAAGGCCAAGATGGATACAAACCCAACAATATAACTGATATAATGTCTGAGGCAAAGTCCTATTGGGATGAATTTAAATGGATTATAAAGTGAGGAATCTAAACTAAATGGCACAACGAAATAGAAACCAAGGAAAGAACCCAGTTAATAGAGACAATGATTTATTCAAAGCTCTTACAAGGTTGTTTTCTGGTCCGATTATTAACTACCGTTCCCAGACCGGTCGACGTATCCGCCGCCAGCATCTGGATAAATTCTCTTCGCGCTTTAAGTCTGCGTCGGGCCAACAGTTCAAGAAGGCTCAATATAACCCGCTTGATACAATTGCCACACAAGCAATTCAGAATCAGCGCCGGTCTGAACGCTATGTTGATTTTGATCAGATGGAATATATGCCAGAGATTGCATCGACAATGGATATTTATTCAGATGAAATGACGACTTATTCGGAATTGCGCCCGATGCTTAACGTAAAATCTGGCAACGAAGAAATCAAAGCAGTCTTAACCACCCTTTACGATCAGATCCTTAATGTTCAATACAATCTTTTTGGTTGGTCGCGTACAATGTGCAAGTATGGCGACTTCTTTTTGTATCTTGATATCGATGATAACTTTGGTGTTAAATCTGTCATCGCGCTTCCTCCTATGGAAATCGAAAGATTAGAAGGACAAGACTCAACAAACCCGAATTATATTCAGTACCAATGGAACTCTGCCGGCATGACCTTTGAAAATTGGCAGGTCGCCCACTTCCGCATTCTTGGTAATGATAAATACGCTCCCTATGGAACTTCCATCCTTGAGCCCGCCCGTCGTATTTGGCGCCAGCTTACACTTATGGAAGATGCCATGATGGCCTATCGTGTGATTCGTTCCTCCGAACGCCGCGTATTTAAAATCGACGTTGGTGCTGTTCCGCCAAACGAAGTCGAACAATTTATGCAAAAGACAGTATCGCAACTGAAGCGCCATTCTGTGGTAGACGCCAAGACCGGTCGTATTGATCTGCGTTATAACCCGATGGCTGTCGAAGAAGATTACTTTATTCCTGTCCGAGCAGGTTCTGTAACAGATATTCAGAATCTTGCTGGTGGTGCAAACACTACACAGATCGATGATATTATATATCTACGCGACAAGCTCTTCTCTGCGCTGAAAATTCCCCAAGCATATCTTGCAATGGGCGAGGGCGCAGCTGAGGACAAAACTACTTTAGCACAAAAGGATATCCGTTTCGCACGAACAATACAAAGACTCCAACGTGTTATTATCGCAGAGCTAGAGAAGATTGGTATTATCCATCTTTATACTCTCGGCTTCCGCGGCGATGATCTGTTGAGCTTTAAATTGGCACTAAACAATCCATCGAAGATCGCAGAGCTTCAAGAGCTTGAACATTGGAAGCAAAAGTTTGATATTGCAGGCTCCGCAACAGAAGGTTATTTTTCGCGTCGCTGGGTGGCCGAGCACGTCTTTGGTATGTCTAATGAAGAGTTCATTCGTAATCAACGCGAAATGTATTATGACCGTACTCATGACGCGTCACTTCAACAGGTGGCTGAATCTGCAGCCGCTGCCGGCGGAATGGGCGGTGACCTCGGTGGCGACCTAGGTCTCGACCTCGGTGGCGACCTCGGTGGCGATCTTGGCGGAGATCTCGGCGGTGGCCCCGAAGAGATGCCGGCCGGCGAAGCTGCCGCGGGCGATGAAGCTGCAGAGTCCGCCCTATTGGCAGTCCCCCCTGGCTCGCGTGATGTGCATGCTTATAAGGGCGGCGCCGAGTATCGCCCCGTCAAGACAGACAAGCGTCCAGCCGGCGCCAGAAGCCGCTCTATAGCAGCGGCCGGCACGAAAGAAAAGAGTAGCTCAACACACAGAAACATCTTCCCCGGTAAGACTGATTTGGATACTCTAACAGGAATGCACGGTTTAGCAAGTCTTTATGAACAAGAGGAATCTATTTATAAGTTGAAAGAGAGATCTGAAGAGGACAAATTGTTTGAACTCAATAGTTCTATTCGGTCTTTGATCGAGGGCCTCGAAGAGAAAGAAACATTAATGGAGCAGCAGGATGAAAATAAAACACAACAAAAAGCGTAATACGGCATTCGTGTTTGAGGCGCTTATACGTGAAGCGACTGTGGCAATCATAAAAGGAAGCCACGATACTAAAGAAAAGGTTGTCGAAATTATTAAAAAGCATTTTGTTCCAGGGTCTGTATTATACAGAGATCTGCAAAACTATCGGTCTCTATATGAGAACCAAAGTCTTCCAAGAGAGATAGCAGAGAAGATTGTAAAAGAAGCCAAGCTTGCAAGTCGCCTGCTGGATACTGAAGGCTTGTTTTTGAGTCAGAGCGATCTCATAGCAGATGTCAACAAAGAATTAACCCCCGCGGTATTCAATAATTTTGTTCCCAATTATAAGACCCTGGCGTCGATAGCACAAATGTTCTCGGATAAGCCTTCTCCAAAGAACACAGTTATTCTTGAAAACAGTATTATCGAGAACATGACGTTATCGGAAAGTAAGCAAGAGGCGATGGAGCCCATCGACAACCTCATCATGACATCTTTTGTCAAGAGATTCAATGAAAAATATAAAGACGGTTTATTGGAGAATCAAAAGGTTCTCTTGAATCACTATATTACTTCCTTTGCTGACAACGGTATCCAACTTAAGACGTTTTTAAATACAGAAATTACTTCTTTGAAAGAAGCACTTGTTCTGTCTTTAAAGGACCATATTATTAGCGCCGACAAAGATTTGTTGGCAAAGACAAACACGGTGATCGAGAAGCTAACGAGCTATCGCACCAGCGGGATCGAAGAGAGCGTCGTATTTTCTATATTGAAAACGCAAGCGCTTGTAAAGGAAATCACTAGCGATGGCGATTAAGATCACAATCAAGAAGGGAGACACGTCTTCCGTAGTCACATTGGAGATGAATGTCCGCAAAGCTCTCAATGGTGACCTGATGATTTTTGATCATGGGGATATCGATATAGTTTTATCTCCTACTACAAATAAAGTTTTAGCCTTCCCCAAAGAATCTCTAAACGATTTGGTGTATGGTGCCCAAAACCGATTGTTCACGTTTCTATATAAGCGTGGAGTTGTTCTTCCAGAATCTATTCAGGCCGGCGCCTTCTTTGGTGCTTTGGTAGCAGACCTACAAACTCCTTTTAAGGAAGGCATTGAATCGGCCCAAATGGCTCTCGTAAACATCTCTAGTTTTATTGATGAAGAACGCCCATACTTTGAGGCCACCGAGGCGATCATCGCCATGGACGACGAAGCGTTGGTCCACCCAGATAAGACCGACTCGACAGAGCTTGGCGAGGTGCCCCAGAGAGATGAGCAAGGATCTATTCGACCTGGATATATAAGAAACCCATACGCTTTGAACTATCTGTATACAGTTTAGGAGAATGAATGGAACTTTTAACTTTTATCTTGGCAGCCTATGGGCTCACACAAATTCTAGTATTCAGCGATCACCCTGTTCTTAAAAAAATAAGACCAGCGAAAGATTCACTCAGAGGATATGGAAAGTTATTTAATTGTCCAATGTGCATGGGATTCCATGTGGGTTGGTTTTTAATGCTACTTTCTCCGTACACCGAACTATTTAATTTTGACGTTAGTGTCGCCAATTTCTTTATTCTCGGCTGGTTGTCATCTGGAACATCTTATGTTCTGAATATGGTCTTCGGAGATTCAGGGATTCAACACTCGCCTAAAATGGAGATTACCCCCCATGAATAATCGATGGACACAAAAGCGCATGCTTCGGCCGGTTACTCGTTGCAAGTCGGGCTGCTAACTCGCGCCGGTAGCGCCGGCACTTTAAAGGATTAAAAAGAGATGAAGATTAAAAAATCACAACTCAGGCAAATTATTCAAGAAGAACTTGATCTTTTAGATGAAGGGGTTATGGAGTTTTTCAGCCTAGGCCAAGTTAAAGTGGCCAAACAGCTTGTAGCGCAGATGGCGGAGTGGCTTAAACCAAATAACTATCCTACCACCCTGGATGACCTTAAAGCTCGCCAAGCTTTTTATGATAGAACAAGCGAAAGATATAATAATGAGATTAAAGGCAGTGCGGCCCAAGAACATTGGGATGACGCAGGTGTCCCCGCAAAACTAAAACATATGAACACTATGTTATCCCCTGGTGAAAACATAGCTGGTAGAATGCAAGCGGGCCCATGGGTAATATCAGTTGAGTCGGCCGTCGAAGGTGCTAATATTGCACGCGACAGTGAAAAATTTGATGCATATATAGCCGACAAGCGCGCCGGCGATGAAATTCGTCGCAAAACTGATGCCGACCTTCGCGCCTCCCGCCGCCAGCGCGACCTCGATAAAGAAGAAAGTGATCGCCGTAATCGTGAACAACGTGCCACAGCCAAGGCCAAGCGCAAGAAAGAGAGAGAAGCAAGAAGGGCTCACGAACCGATCAGGATCCGATACGGTGATGCTCGCTATGATGCATCGATGGACGCAATGCCAAGCCCACGTAACGCGTTCCAAGAGAACACCATTAATCAAATGATTCAAGAAGAACTCGAAGCAGTTTTAGAAAACGTACCCAACCTCGACTTTCAAAGGCGCGCCCATGGAGGTAAGACTTGTGATGAATGGAGCCAAGAAATATCAGAGTTCAAAGCCCTCCTCCAAGACGCGCGCGACACCTACGATAACCTCGGCTACGACCTTCGCCAGAAGGTTGAGGATGGCGACGATACCGGCGGCGCCTATGAGGCCTATCTGGAGTCGGGTGCGGATGTTGTAGAGAAAGCAGAGGTAGCCCTGAAAAACGCTCAGACCGCCGCCAAGAGGCAAAAATGTCAAGTGGCCACCTCTCCGCGTCGTCAGCCGAAACGCCCAAAAAACAAAGCACTTGAGCTTCTTAAAACTATAGGTGATGACCTCAAAAACTGGCCACGCGATGTGGCCAAGATCTTGAACTACTATTACGGAGATGGCAGATGAGCAAAGTACTTTTACGAGAATACTATGAACTATGCGACGGCGGCGTCTGTCAAGATCTTCTTACCGAAGAGGAAAAGAAGTTTGTGACAGATGGCGGAATGATTCTGTCCGGCATTATGCAGATGGCCGAGACCGTTAATGGTAATGGTCGGATGTATCCTTCTTCAGTTTTGCAAAAAGAAGTAAAGAATTACCAAAAGCTTGTAAAAGAACGTCGAGCACTAGGTGAACTTGATCACCCTGATGACTCCGTAATCAACCTTAAGAATGCATCCCACATTGTAACATCCTGCTGGATGGAAGAGAAGAAAGTGATGGGCAAGATTAAAGTGCTTGAGACTCCCTCTGGTAAGATTCTACGCTCGCTTGTCGAAGGCGGTTGTGCTATCGGGATCTCTTCTAGAGGAATGGGATCAGTAACAGAGAGCAACGGCCAAACTATTGTAGAAGATGACTTTCAGTTGATCTGCTTCGATGTAGTATCCGAGCCTTCTACTCCTGGCGCCTTTATGATGAAAGAGGCCAAGGATTATAAGAATGAAGTATTCACCAAGTCTGACCGCATTTATCGTTTGTTAAATGAGGTCTTGGACGATGAGTGACGAAGCTAAAGATTTTCATGATGATTGGCGCAAGTTCCTAAACGAAGAAGAAGAGCTTAATGAGCTTGGTTTGCCTCGTACCGCCGGCGCACAGATGCGAAATCTCGGCAACAAGGCCCGAGCCGGCGCCGCTTCCACTTGGAAAGGTACAAAGAAGCAGTTTAGTGATGCCGGCAAAACAATAGCATCTAAACTCGGTGCTGGCGCCCACGGACAACTTAGTTTTAAGGATCAAGAAGCCGCATGGAAAGGGATGTCTAACTTGCCCGATTGGACAAACAATCCGGCAGAGGTTAAGAAACATTCTATGATGGCCAACAGCAAGAACCTTGCTGGAATAGATAACCTAGCGGACTGGTATATAACTTTAGAGCGATTAGCAAAAGAAACAGGAGTTTCCGCCCCGCTGGAAGCAATGAATAGTTTGGCATTTTGGTGGCTTGGTCGTAATGCGATGAGCAAAGCCGATGCCGAGCGCTGGGCTAGCATGGAATACAAGGCTAAAACGTTGGCCCAGGGTTGGCCCAAGGATTCAAATGAAATTGAATTAGATGAAGATGGAAAATCCGTCGTTTTCCGCGCGCCAATTCCGAACCCTAGTTTCGCCGGCGCCCCAGATATAATGGTGTTGCATTATTTAAACAATAGATATGTTGGCAAGTCATATGCCGAAATCGATGAGGACTGGCCAGAGGGCAAGAAAGCTTTGATAGCAGCCCTCAAAACCGGCCCCCTGAAAAGTCTCGAAGATTACTCGCAATCAAAATATGAAAAAGATCTCGATGGCCTACGAGCGCTAGGCACCGCCGTTTATAAGGGTGTTAACTCGTCAGTCGTTCCCGATTTGGTGGCCCCAGAGTGGCCCCCATCAGAAGCACCCTCTGAAGAAGAACCCCCCGAAGAGATCGACCTGGCAGCAGAAGGAATTGGAGATGTTCTAGAGCGCGAAGCTGCAGAATTACTCATCTCTGAATCTAGATTAGCCGAGTTGAGTTTTCCGAGTCTTCGCCGCGGCACAAAAAAGAAGTGCCCCAAGACTCCTGACGAGGTTTTAGAACATGATTTTGTACTTTCGCAACCATTAGTAAAAGTGCGCACGATAGAACATATGCCGGCCCGAATGGGTGATATAGATGTAATCCCCTCTTTGAAAAAAGGAATGCAGGCCATGTGGGACTCCCAAGGACTAAACAATGAACAGAGACTGGAAGTCGAAAAAGCGTACAATATTTGGCAACCAAAGTTACAAATAGCTTTCGAAGGTAGCTACGATAAATATATAAAACTCCTAATTAAATTATGGAAAACGCGTCTCGACGAGGTATTCATTAGATATAAAAAACTACGCAGAAAGGCAGACAAATTAAAATGTAAGCGTGAAGCTGCCGGCGAAGGTGGTGAGGGCGACGCGCCCACACCCGAAGAAGTACCTACGCCGACCCCCGTTCGAGAATCAGTTGAAGATAGATGGAAGCGTTTAGCTTTATTATAAAAAAGAGGAAATATGAAAAAGACAGAATTAAAACAACTTATTAAGCCTTTAGTAAAAGAATGCATCCACGAAGTCCTTATTGAAGAAGGTCTTTTGTCAAATGTGGTTGCAGAGGTTGCTAAAGGAATGCAAGGAAATCTGGTAGTAGAAAAGACTCAAAAGAAGAAAGAGAGCCTATATACAGAAGACTTGCAGATGAAGCGCAAGTCCGCAGAAACTAAAGAAAAAATGGATAAACATAGAAAGAAGATAATGGAGTCAATGGGAAAAGGCGCCTACAACGGAGTAGATCTCTTTGAAGGCACTGAGCCCATGAGTCACAGAGAGCCCCAATCAGGCCAAGCAGACTTAGGCAACCCTAGTGATTCTGGTGTTGACATCTCTTCTTTGGTGGGCGACGCTTCAAAAATCTGGCAAGCGATAAAGTAGGATAAAATGAAAAAAGCCAATGTTGTTGTTCATGCGCGTGAATGTCGCGGTAATGCAGAGAAGATGATTCGTAAATTCATCAAGAAGACTAAAAGAGCCCGGATAGTCGAAGAAGTAAAAGACCGCAGATTTTATAAAAAGCCTTCTGTAAAGAAGAAAGAAAAGCAAATACGCGCCGAAAGACAGCGCCAACGTGACGAAAGAAAAAAACAAAGAGCGCTCGAAAGACGCAGAAGAAGAAATTATTGACTATTT